GTCAGGTGTTCGTGGTGCTGTGTCTGAAAAGAAAGCACCAGACAGCCCATTTAAATTTGGGTCAGGCACGGGAGAGAAAGGAAAGCTAGTGCCAGCCATTGACCGCTGGACGGTGGTTAAACCTATTAAAGCCGTGCGAGATGCTAAGGGACGCTTCATCCCTCGTAAGGAATTGGTACGAAAGATTGCCATTAACGTGTATCGTCACGGCATCAAACCAACTCCATTTATACGTCCTACAATGCGTATATTGTTTAAAAAGTACAAGAGCAAAATTGAAGAAGCTATGGCTTCAGACATCTGGCACTTTTACAAGAAAGAACTGCCCACCAACTTTGAAATCGTAATCACACTGTAATGGCTATTAGCATTACCCAAGCACCCACACCAGATTTGCTCGGTTCAGCAGACCGAATCGTATACGTAGTATTTGAAAACAGTGGTCTGCCTTCTAACGCCAAGTTTCGATACATCTGCGAAATTACTCGTGAGTCAACTATCGTAGCGAAGCTGAAGCAATTACCAAACTCCGCTGATTGTGGGGTGTTTGATGTGTCGGGAGTCATTCACGCTTACCAACAGCAAGACCAGAATAAACACGACCTCGCAGAGTTTTCTGGAAACGTAGATGCGATGAACAAGTTTACGTGCAAGTTCTACTACGAGTACGCTACCACGACATCGGACACGCCAGTAGAATATCCAGGTGCTGGAGTTACCGATGTGACGTATGTAGTGAACGGGACATTCACGCCAGTGTACAACGCTTATGACAGTACGAATTACGCCACGTATGTGTTGGACGGCAGCACCAAAAAATTCTTGTCTGTATACCAGCCTCAGAAGTTGGTTGCCCAACCGACCGACGAAGGCATCGTAGGCTTAATTAACGGCACTACAAGTGCGCCTTGGTCATCGAACCCAGCGTACATACACGTCAAGTATTACGATGGCACTACCGCCCTTAATTCAGGCTACTTTACATCTCCATATGTGCCGAGCGTAGTTACGACCTCATCGAATTTTTTGATTTGGTTTGGTATCTATCCTGCTAACCTAGAAGCGCAAACTTCTGTTACTACTTTGCAACCTAGCGATACAGGTAACGTCGGCTGGACTCACTATACCGTACAGGCGGCAAGCAGCACTACGTTATCTGGAAACGAAACCAGCATAGAGTACAAGGTGACTCGCAAGCCCGCGTGCAAATACACGGCTATTCGTTTGGCTTGGTGGAATGAGTTGGGAGGTTGGGATTACTACACCTTCTACTCGAAGAACACGCACAGCGAAAAGATACAGCGCAGCACATACCGAGAGGTAGGAGGCAATAGTTACGTAGCGGACGGAAGCACTACCAATTTTGCTGTGTTGCCTTATGAAGGTGGACTGAAAGTAAGCAACGTCCGAACCACTAACGAGTGGGTGTTGAACACAGACCCAGAAGACGAAGACTTCAACTTTGTCGTCGACAGCATAATGAACAGTCCAATGGTTTTGTGGAATTACAACAACGTCTGGCGTGGATGCGTAGTCACGGATACAGGCATCGACTTTAAGACGAGCGTAAACGATAAAGGCATCGTCTATACGGTTACGATTGAAGAATCACGATACAAAGTCACGATATGACAGAGGTACTGGTAAAAGTTCAAGACGATGTACAGCAGGTCAGCCTCGACCTACAAGACCCACGGGTAGAACTCAACTTTGAGATTCAAAACAATACAAAGCTCAGTGAGCGTAGTAGCCCGCACAGCCTTTCGTTTAATTGCCCACGCACAAAGAAGAACAACCAATTCTTTGAGCATTATCACAACGTCAATATCTCGACATCTACCTGGTCAGCATATAGCGATACCATAGTCGAGGTGCTGGATGATGGTATCTTGGTATTGAGTGGTGTACTTCAATTGAATGAAGTAAACGACGATGCGTATAGCGTCAACATAATGGGCATTACTGCCGATTTGTTTCGAGCAATACGCGGGAAGTCATTTAGCGATTTGTTTGATTTCATAGGCACGGATACTGACCACGCCTTGACTGCCACCAACATTATCGACTCGTGGACAGAGACGAACGATATTACAAACGGAAGTGTGGGCAATGCTACGGTAGTTTATCCTTTGGTAGACCACGGGCATTACCCGTTTGGATGGTATCTAGCAGGCGACTTTCCTTTTAGTGGATTGAACAACAACTGGGTCATTCAACCTAGTCATTTGAAACCAGCTATTAAAGTTGAATACCTGTTTAACCAAATACTCAATTACGCTGGGTACACATCATTTGTGGATTCAGAATTAAAATCTGTTCGCTGGAGGAAGTTGTATATGTTGACGGCAACAGAGCAGAAGTCGGTAGCAGTACGACCTATGTACGGTGCTAAGGTGCGTCTCAATAGTTTGCTGACTATTCCTGCCAATAGCCAAACGACTACAACCCTACAATTTATTTATGAAACAGGGGCGTATTTTGACCCAGACAATTTGTTTCAAAGTGGATTATTTGTAGCCCCATTCACAGGGACGTTTACTTTCTTCATTCAACTCGTGACTCGAACCACGGCGGGAGCAGATTACTATTTAAACGTAAACATCGAAAGCCCTACGGAGACTTTTAACGACCAGGTGATTGTCCCAGCGTCTGCTAACTCTGGCTATGTCTATACGCAAACTTTTGTGATGAACGTCACATCAGGTGATAGTGTAACAGTCAATGTAGGTGCGAACTGTTCTGCGACGGTTGAGGTTCACCCATCATTGGTTATAGGCGATTCCTTTATTAGCGTGCCACAATACAATACGCAAAACCCAACGGGAGCAATTGTCGATATGGCAGCTAATATGCCTGATATGACTTTGGACAAATGGTTAAAAGCTATCATTGACAAATTCAATATCATCCTTCAATACAACAACGATACGCCTACACGCATCAATGTGAGTACAGCCCTTACGTACTTCAGTAATGGAGAGGAAAAGGACTGGACAGCAAAGCTAGATTTAAGCAAAGACAAGGTAATAAAACCCACGACCGAGTTACAGAGCAAGCGAATCATCTTCGAAGACCACGAAGGTGAAGACCATCGTAACGAATGGTGGCAACGTAACTGGGGTTGGGTCAAAGGAAAATACACATATGAAAACGACAATGATTTTGCGGTTGATGAAGAAACTATTGGCGGAACATTTGTTCCGTTTCGTAGTCAGGCAATTCGTAAAAACTCGCAAACGGAAGAAACCCTAGTACCGAACGTGCTGGTTAGTCGCCAGTGGCTTAATTCGGAAAACGGAGCGCAAAACATCAGCAACAAACCGATATTAGCGTACTACAACGGATTAAAAAATATAGATAACGGTTACGATTTTATTGTTGACACAACATCGGTTACGCAGTATCCATTGTTTAGTCCGTACAGTACGTTGCCTGTCACTTCAACTACGGTGCATTTAAATTGGGGATACGACTATCCAGATGATGATTCTCACCCACTTGTAGATGGAATTCCGTTTTACTTTATGTTCCGTAAATACTGGGCGAAGTACATTAACGAGATTTATAGCGACGATGCGCGATTGATGGAATGCTCTGTTTATCTCACGCCCCAGGACGTGCGAGATATGCGGCATAACGACAATATATGGATTGAGGATTCCTACTGGCGCATTATAAGCATCAGCAATTACGTAGTCAATGGCAGCCAGCCGTGTAAGGCAAGGTTACTCAAGGTCATCGACAAAGGCGATTGGGAATGCAGGTATTATCCAAAGGATTACAACGCCAACGGAACAATCACCTTTACTGATTCCTTGACGGGAAGTACGAGTGACGGCAATAAAGGATGCTGTGAGCTATTTGGCTACAAATGGAATACGGCGACAAGCAAATGCCACTACATAGCATCAGGCGGTACGATAGGTGGTAACCCTACCGTCCCCAGCTTTGAGTCTGCGTACACCTTAGACGGAGGTGCTACCGACACGCCACTGCCTATTCCAAACTCCTTTAACAAGAGTTACAACGCCAGTACGTTTACAGCTACGCAAGCTATGTTCGCTATGGAAGGCGAAACTACCAGCAACACGTATGTAACGCTTAAAATCATTGGCGGTGGCTATGACATACCTTTAGAGCCTAACACTTTTTATGGTGTCGAGCTAGACGTTTTAGTAATTCAGACAGGAGGCACTTCAGGGACAGTAGGTGACATAGACTACATTAAAGCTACTACGGCAGTCAAGTCAATAGCAGGCACTAGTAGAGCCGTGGGTAATTTCGTTACGTTAAGCTCGCAGTCTGACCACAATCACGTCCACGGTTTGCAATGGATTTTTTCAGGTGGGGCTACTTCTCCTACGATTATGCGCCTGCAAGTATCGGGACAAAATAACCACACCTTGACGTGGTATGTGAATGCCAAGGTCACGGCTATGAACGCAATCAATTTACTGTGATGGACACATT